TGAGTACCGAGCCGAGCTCGCCGTCCATGCCCATCTCTTCGTCGTCCTCGGATTCGGAACCCAGGGACGGGGAGGAGCCGCGCTCCATCCCCATCCCCGGCTTCTTCTTGCCGATGGCGATCATGAGAGACATGCCGCCCTTGCCCTTCATCAGGCAGGCACCGAGCTGAGAGTGCAGATGAGGTCAACCCAGAGCGACCCGCCGGCGACGTTCACGTTACCAATCATGCCATTGCTCGCCTGATAGGCCTGGATGGTGCAGCCGGTAGTAGTAACCGCCGTAACGTGGAACTGGATGTGGCTCGCGGCCGCATACGCGCTGATGAACCCTGCTCGCGCAACCACGATATTCGAAACGCTGGAAGCGTTATCGAGCGTGACCGTGTAGAGACCGGGGCTTCCCACGAGATCGACCGCCGTAACGGTGATCCCCTGCCCGCAGACGATGGTTCCGACGGCGCCGCCATTTGCGATGTTGACGCGCGTCGAGAGGTTCACCTGCTGGACGATGTTCGTACCCTTTTGGGGGTACAGGTATCGGTTCAGTGCCATGATTCGGCTCCTTTCTCAGGCCCCGGATCAGGTACCGAAGCCGGTGATGACGATGTTCGCACCGGGGTTGTTGCAGATGAACTGACCGTAGTGGCCGAAGCGAACCTCGTACTGGTCGTTGTCGTTCACGCGGAGGAAGTCGTTGTTGTCCCAGTCGAGCATCTGAGGCGCCGCGCCAAGCGTCGAAAGCTCCCAGCTCGACATCTGGAGCATGAACGCCTTGTTGCGCGGGCAGAACGGGTCCGCGATGATGTTCATCGGGCCGTTCGCGCCGTCGTACTGGATGCTCTTGAACGAGACCCCCGCGATCGGCGACTGCACGCGGTCGTAGACGATGTCCGACCCGAGAGCCTTCTTGAGGTTCTGGAGGTCGAGCGGGTTGACCGCGATCGTGTCGGGCGAACCAACGCCCTGCACGAGCACGCGGGCCTCGCCCTCCATGAGGGCCTCGTTCATCGGGAGACCCGTCGCCGAGAAGACCTGGCCTGCGAGACGGACCGGGTCGACCGAGCGATTGAGCTGCCAGAACGAGTCGGTCGGGGACGGGGTCGTGATCCACCCCTGCACGCCGACAATCGTGCCCTGCGCGAAGCCCGAGGTACCGACGTTCGCAACCGACGCCGCAGCGAGATAGTCACCCGCGCGAACGAGGCGCACGCTGGTGGTGCCAAGCGTGTTGATCGTTGCGGTCGTGTCCGGCACGCCACCAACGATCACCTTCGCCTGGATCGAGCCGGTCTGGCGATTGATGCCCGTGACGTAGAGACCCGTGCCACTGTCGTCGTTCTGCGGAGGCGCCGTCCCGTACGTAAGCTGCGTACCACCAGCATCGTAGGCCTGAATCTTCATGTTCAGGTTGAAGTTGACCGCGTCCGCCGGGGTCGCGAGCGGGATCGTGAATACGCCCGAGCCGGACACGGTGATCGACACGGTCGACGACGTGATACCACGCACACCCGTGCCGTCGCCGTAGAGCTGGAACGCGAGGTCCGCAAGCTCGTTCTTGGACACGCCGTCGGTCTCGTTGTTCCAGAGGTCCACGAGAGCGCCCGAGGTCTTAACGGCCGCCTTCATGGTCTCGCCGTCCATACGGAGGATGCCGTAGTGGCGCGTGCGGTAGACCTGGAAGCGGTTGTACGAGCCACCGCCGCCGAGGCTACCGCCCTTGGCGACGCCCTGCGCGATCTTGAATTGCGACGAGGAGCCCTGCGGACGCTCGTTCTGAAGAGCGACGACGCGGAAGTCGCCGTCGAAGTTCGTGGTCTTCTTGACGAGCGCGAGGAGGGGGAAGTCCTTGTAGAGCGCCTGCGGGATCGCTCCATCCGGGTACTTCGTCTTGAGGATGGCCTGGACGGCGCCGTAGGTCGGGTTGTTGTAGGCTGCGGGCATGATCAGTTACTCCGGGTGTTGGGTTGTCTCGTTGCGTTGACTGCGGCCAGAAGGGCAGCCTTCTGCTCGTCGGCAGAGAGCTGTCCAAAGGGCTTGCCAGCAGTCCGCGTCTCGCTGGCAGCCTTGGTTGAGAGGGTCTTCGCTGCCGGTTTCTTGGCAGCAGGCGCCTCGGCCTTCGACGCAACGGTCCCGCCGAACCGCTTCACGCGTTCCGCGTACTTCTTCTCCAGCGCACGGATGACCTCGATGTCCTCCGGCGCCTCCCCGTACCGTTCCTCGTGACGCTCCGCCACGCGGATGGCTTCCTCCCACAGGGCCTCGGTGTCGTCCGAGAACATGTTGAAGAGGGCTGGGAACTCTGTCTTCTTCACCTGCGACAGGAACTCATGCCGCGCTTCGGACAGCTGGCGCTGCTGCAGCATCGCCTGCCGTTCGGCCGCGGCCTCTTCGCGCTCTCGACGAAGCTCCGCGATCTCCTTACGGACATCGTCGAGCTCGCCAAACGACTGGTCGTTCGAGCCCTCGCGCATGCCCGCGTCGATGAGCTCTTGGAAGTCAAAGCCGAACTCCTTGAAGGTGCGGGCCGGGGCACGGCGCAGCTTCTTGAAGATGTCCTCGGCGACCTCCTTCCTGGAGTGCTCGATGTACTTCGCCGCGTACTGCAGCTTCTCTTCGAGCTGCCGCGCGTAGTTCTCCGCCTTGCGCACGCGGGCCTCGGCCTGCTTGCGAACGGCGAGCACCTGCTCGGCGTAGTCGGGCTGCTCGTCGGCCTCAGGCTCCCCTGTTTCGGCCTCTTGCTCCACTGTTTCGCCATCAGCCTCGACGGACTCTTCCTCCGCCTCGACGGCCGGAGTCTCGTCAGCCGCCGGCTCTTCGACGGTGGCCTCGGGCTCGGGCGCAGCGGTCTCGGCCGCGGCATCCGCTTCGGCAATTGCGCTGCTTGCAGCGGCCTTCATCTTGGCAACCAGATCTTCAGACATTCATCGCCTCCATTGTCTGCGCCTCGGGTGGCGCTTCTTCTGGCGGCGGGGCAGCCTGCTGTTCCTGTTGTGCCTGTTGGGCAGCTGCCGCCGCAGCCTGTTGCTCTTGTCGGGCCTGCTCGATGAGCGCCTCGATCTTCGTGACGTAGTCATCGAGCGCAATGAGGCGGTCCTCCGCCACCCCATCGACGCGGGCCTTGTTGTAGTGCTTGCGCGCACGGTCGTAGGCGACCGCCAGGTCCAGGCGCTTGTCCGGGTCCGGGTAGTCCTCGCCGCGCAGAATGAGCGACACGGCCTTGTCGACCACGTCGATATCCGCCGTCTCCAGGTCGCGGTCGGCGTCGATGTCCGCGAGGTTCAGGAGGTTTGCGACCACGCGGCGGTCCGTGATGACCTTGCGGTCCACGAGTTCCAGCACCTCTTGGAAGAGTGCCGCCTTGGTCTGCGAGAGCGCGCTTATGGGCTCACAGCGAAGGGTGTACTCCTTGCGGTCGAGCGCCACCTGAGACCAGTTGATGCGCTCTGCCTGGCCGGATCCTGGGCCGAGCACCTCGACCTCGATGCCGTCGGCCGCAGCCTCTTCGCACGCGTCGATGATGAGCCAACCGATGTCGACGTGGAACTGGCGCACCGCCTCGTGCGCGACGCGGAAGCGAGAGTCTTCCATGTCGTCGTAGACCGAGAGGGCGCGGCCTGACGCCTGACGGAGCCCGGCCGGCAACACCGACTGAGCCGCCAGCTCGCTGATGCCCTCGTAGCGCAGCATGTTCTGCGCGATCATGTCCTTGTACGCGTACGTGTCCGGGTGGACCGGCTGCGGGTTGAACACGACAGGGGGCGTGCCCTCGTACTCGAAGATCGTACCGACATCGTTGTCGATCTTGGTCTTCGTCATGGTACCGGCCTGCACGGCAATGTGCGAGCCGCCCATGAGGTTGTGGGCCATCTGGATCTTCTCGCTGAGAAGGTCGTACTCGTCCTGCGCGGCGGCGAGTTCGAGCGCCATCGATGGGCCGTAGAAGCCCGCGAGCGTCGCGTTCATGCGGAGAAACGCCCAGCCAAAGTTCGACGAGCGGCGCCACGGGCTCGCCTGGAGCGTTCCGGTCTGCAGCGCGATGACGCGGAGACCGTCCTTGGCCGACGCGCCAGAAGCGAGGTGCACGCCCTCGTAGACCAGAATCTGGTCCGAGTACCGCGACGAGTTCAGGTAGTTCGAGTCGTCGTCGGCCGGCTTCGGAGCGTCGAGGATCGCCTCGCGGCGCGCCTTCCTCGTGCCGAAGAGCGCCGGGTCATCGTCGCCGAACGCTTCGAGGACCACGGAGCGGTCCATGTAGCAGCGGTGGTAGAGGCAGCGCGGCGTCCCGTAGCGCGCCTCGGGCTCGCTCACGAGGATGTCGAACACGGGGATGCGCTCGATCGTGACCTGGCGGTCGGCGTTGACGTAGACCTTCACCATCGCCTGGCCAAACACCAGGACGTCGAGAAGCAGCTGCGAGTAGATCTTGGCGTACTCGGCCGCGTAGAACGCACCCGCGAGGAAGCGGTCCAGCCGCTTCGCTCGGTAGCGTTGGAGGAAGTCGCCACCCACGGTCACCGTGCTCGGCATCGGCATCTGCCGCGCGAGCTTCGCCTGCATCGTGTGAATCGCGTTGCGCGCGACGTTGAACGAGACCCGCTCGTCCCACACGTTCTTGATCGGCATGCCGAACATCTTGAGGTCCGTGCCGTAGACCTCCGCTGCACGCTGCCACATCTGCCGGCGATACGCGGACTCGTTGCGGATGGCCGTTACGGCCCCGACGAGGGCGAGATACGGGTCTTCCTGCTGCTGATGAAGAAGCCACCACGCATCAGTAGTTTCGGTGATACCCGGCATTTCTGGACAAGTATCCAGAAAATCTCGGGCCGCTCAAGCTCGAAAGCGCATCTTTCTGAATGCCCGGTCCGCTTTGCGGCGCATAGTCTTTTCGAGAGGCAGCCAAATCTGCTTCTCCTCATCGGTCAATCCCGTGTAGTCGTCCTCGAACGATTTCGCGGCCTGAGTGGGCTGTTGCTCGTGCCAGCGCGTGAGCGCCATGCAGATCGCGGGTGCGTAGTCGGCGTGGCGGCCGTCGTTGGTCTTGCCGAGGTCGATGGTGACGCCGCTCTGCGTGTAGCGCCGCACGACGCGCTGCAGGTCCTGCTTCACGAGCGTGTCCGGCGGGAGCTCGACCTCGCCCATCTCGAACATCGTGCGCAGCGTCAGGTACCTCTTGGTGCGCTCGGTAGACGACCACGCATGCGGCACGAGCACGAGCCCGACCTGGTGCGCAAGGTCACGTAGAGCGTCGCCCATGTACTGGTCGGAGTCGAGGACGGTCACGCGGTAGGCCCGGAGGATGGTCGCGATCTCCTGGAGCACCTGCGCTGGCGACAAGGGATTTACCGCGCTTCCGGTCCACTGCTTGGCTAGGCAAATAACTTTTTCCTTACGCCCTTGTCCGGTTGCCACGACCAGGGTGAAGGAGTTGCCGCGCGTTGCGGGATCGATTGCGGCTGTGTACCGTATTCCCTGCTGCGGGGGCGACACGATGGGCGTCTCGCGCGTGGCCGTCTCCAGCATGGCAGTCGTGAAGAGCGCCTCTTCGGGGTCAGCGAACTCCGCCTCGATGTCGGTGCGGTAGATGCGCGGGTCGCGCTTGGCGATCTCCAGCTTGTCGGGCGTCCAGATGATGGGCGCCATGTCGTAGGCCGGCGCCTTCAGGACAATGCAGTCACGATCGGGCTTTCCCCAGCGTTCCTTCACGAGATCGTAGAGGAACCCCATCGGAGCCCACGGGGAACTGATGTAGACGAGCTGGGCTCCTGGCAAAATGCGCAGAAGCACAGCGTCGCGCAGGTCATTGACCGACACAGCGGCGTCATCGGCGCCCCAACGGGCTACCTCGTCCATGATAACGCCAGCGGACCAGCGCGCGACGAGCGAGGAGCCCGCTTTTGAGGCGGCAACGACCTTGATTTCAACCGGCCGGCCGCTCGGGTGCTTGACCATGAGCGTGTCGGCGGTCGGAGTCTCCAAAATCAGCTTGGAAAGCAGGGGAGACGCCATCATTCGGCCGACGATGTGGCCGAAGATCACGTCCGCGAGGTCCTTGGAGAGCGAAACTATCGAGATTCGCGGGATCTCACCCGGTCCAAGACGTGTAAGGTCTGCTCGCTGAGACCAGTATACCGCGAGCGCCGCGGCACTGAGGCTTTTTGCAGTTCGAATACCTGCAACGATAGCGACTTCAGAAGGTTTGACAGCTGGAGGTAGCGTCCCTCCGCATGCGCGCAGGACCACGTCATCGTCAGCCAGCTCGTCCAGAGGCCGACCATCAACGATGCGCGCAATGGCTCGCTGAAGAGGTGAGGCGGTAGTGAGAGCAAAGCCAAGAGGGCTGGTGAGCAGACCCTCGAAGTGAGTGAGGCTCTTCTGAGCCAGCTGCTCTTTGACCCGAGCCTCGAACTGAGCGAGGACATGGTCACTCGGAGACGTCGGAGGGCTGCTTACGGGGACGGCCTCGACGCTTGGGGGCTTGTTCGGTCGCGGCATCGTCTACTTCCCCAGCTTCGGCCGGCTCGGCGGCTTCAGGGGCAGGGGCATCGATAGCACGGAGTTCGACGACGTTGCTGAGCGGGACCCGGATGTTGCCGCTGACGACGAATCCGTCTTCGAACCTGAGGTCCGCGTGCTTCGGGCGAAAAAGGGTGGTCGTGACCCGGTAGATGTCGGCGGGGTCGCTGACCCCTCGGAGGAAGACGGCTCGTTGGATGTCCATTCGAATCCTTTCACTAGCGGCCACAGGGCCTCGATGAATGCCAGGGTGATATCTTGCTTGTGCTTGTAGTCGGTGGAGACGAGGCGCACGTACCCGTCACCGAAAGAGTGGACGCGCCAGCCCGTCGCGGTCGCGAGAGGTTCGGCATACTTGCGCCAGGCTTGGCAGTAGAGCTTCGCGCCTGCGACCTCGCGGCCACCGGGCACGGGCTTCTTCTCCTGCTGGTAGCGGGCGGGGCGGTCACCCTTGCCAACGTAGACGGGGTCGAACGGTTCGTCGTCTTTGCTCATGGCTTCATGGCCTCCAGCTCCGCAACGCGAGCGCGCAACGTGTCGACGTTCTCGCGCTCCTCGGCGAGCATGTGTTCGAGCGTCGCAATGCGGTGCGCCCATTCGGTCTCGCCCACGGTGTACGTCGTGGGGCTCTCTCGCTCCTCGATGCACGCGAGAATCGCCATGATGCTCTCGAACTCCTCTGCGGTGAGGTTTGGGTGAAGCAGCCGCGCCCGGATGGCGTCCAGGTCAGGTTTCATCGGCCCCCATGTTTCCCCACCGAGAACCCGGCGGGAGCGCAGCCGCCGGACCAATGACGATGTCTCGCATCATCAGTGGCGGCATCTTCTCAATCCACTCTGCGGGCACTTTTAGTGTGCCATGCAGCATCCTTGAACACTTGGCATCGTCGTCCCACACTTCGATGCGCACCGGGCACATGGCGTCCAGGTCGGGGCGGGTCATGACAGCCGCTCCCATCGCACGCGCGCAACGATGACGCGCTCGATCTCGTCAGGCGGGGTCATCCCTCGTCACCCTTCATCGCGCCCTTCAGCGCCTTCACGAGCCCCATGGCGGCCTCGTAGTGCAGCGTCAGCGTCGCCATGCGTTCGTCGTCCACGAGCACGAGCACGTCGAAGCACGGGCGGTCGCGGTCGTCGGTGTGACCGGACTCAAACGTGATGCTGACGGAGCATCCTGCGTCGTTGTGGTTGCGCGCGTCGTTGTCGATGATGGTCGGTGTCATGGTGAAGTAGCCGCTCATTTGTCGGCCTCCAGTTTTTGGCCCATGCGGTTGACGAGTTCCATGAGCCCGTCCACGCCGGACGGGGAGACGGTGATAGCCTCAATGGTGGCAAGTTCGCGGTGGGCGTCGGCGAGTAGGACGCGCATCTCGGCGCACTCGTCCTCCGCCATCGCCCGCGCAGCGGCGCGAATCAGGTCCATGAGCTTTCCGAAGGAGATCTCCCCGTCGTCGTGCTCGCGGAGCACCTTGCGCACGCCCTCATAGCTCAGTCCGTAACCGCGCATTTGCTCTACGTCGGCGGCGCGCAGCTCGGCGAACTTACGCGAGCCAAAGATGCGCGTGCGCTCGCACTCCGCCTCCAGCTCCCGCACGCGGGCGATGAGCGCGGGCACGTCGGTGCGGGCAGAGGCGATGAAGGCCCCGTCAAATCCAAGGCCGTCCTCGCCCTCGACGTGGTCATTGTGCACGCGGGCGAGGAAATGCACCGAGCGCTCCCACCCAGGCTTGAACTCGATGACGCCACACGGCGGAACCTCGACGTAACCGCACCCCTCGTCATACGTCCATGGCCCAGGCGTTGCCGCGTTCACGCGGGCTTCGATTTCGTCGAGGTTCATCGGCACCTCCATCCGTCCATCGCACCGGCTAACGCTTCGCGTAGGCTGTCGTCCTCTTCGTCGAGCTTTTTGTATCGCGCCCAAAGCTCGTTCAGTTCCGCCTCCAACTCCCGCACGCGAGCGACCAACGCGGGCACGTCGGTGCGGGCGGCCACGAGGAAGTCGCGGTCCGCGATGCTGCACGTTTGGCCGTACTCAGCGCCAGCGCTGCCATCGTCAAACACGTCTTTCCCATCGGCATCCTGAACGGCCCAGTAACCCCACGGATCCGGCTTTTCGTAGACCGCCCAAGGCCCCGGCGTCGCCGCGTTCGCGCGGGCTTCGATTGCGTCAAGGTTCATGGCTCCTCCGGCGGAATCGGCAAGGCGTGGATGACGTCACGCGTGCCAGGAACGCAATGCGCGTCCGCCACGCGCGCACACGCCTCCCGCATCGCCTCCGCTCCGCGGCGGTAGGCGTTGGTCCACTTCGCATCGATGTACGCCTCCCGCGTCGCACGCAGCTCCGCGTCCTGGTTGGCCACGCGCACGAGCAGCTCGTCGCGTTCGTCGGTGAGGCGGTCCACCTCGGAGCGCGCTTCGCCCAAGCGGTCTTGCAGCATGTCCACGATGGCGGTCTTACTGCTCACGAAGCGTCGCACCGCGTCGATTGGCATCTCGTTGCCTGCCTGCTCGCACAGTCGGCCAGCCTCGCGCACGTCTTCGGCCCATGCGTGACACGAGGCTTCGAGCCGCTCCACCTCGTCGCGTAGGCGTCCCAACTCATCGGCGACCGCGCACCAAATGTACCCCCACCGAACCGGAGACTCGCGCACCTCGTTACACGCGGCGCATAGGTAAGACGTTCGCCCTTCGCTACGTAGCGTAAGTTGTCCCTGAGCGTCCGGGTCATGTATCGTCTTGCGACACAACATGCAGTCGATTGAGTGGCTCATGGCTCCTCCGGGATCGGCAGGGCGCTCAGCGCATCGTCATAGACCCACTGCGAGATGCCCTCCCGCTCCGACATCCATCGCGCACACGCCTCGCGCATCGCCTCCGCCCCACGGCGGTAGGCTTCTTCTGCCGCTCGCTTCGCTTCAAGCCGCACGCGCGTCGTCTCGTTGGTCTGGTCGGCGAGCTGGTGCGTCAGCGTCTCGATGTCCTCGCGCCAAGTGTCCGGCATGCGCCCGTCGAGCATGGCGTCAAGCGTGGCGTTGTCGCGCGTCAGCCTCTCCGCCTCAAGGCGCGCGTCATACAGTTCCTTGCGCACCTGGTCGAGCATGGCCCGAACATCTACGGCGTGAGCGCTTGCCGCATCGTAGGACGTGCGCCACCGCTCCACCTCGGCGCGCGCTTCGTCGCGCTCCTTCGTGAGCCGGGCAAAAAGCTCGTAGTCAGAATCTCTCCACCACGCCTTAGCCATTGGTCGGTTCCTCCGGAATCGGCAGTGCTTCAAGCACGGCCTCAAGATCGTCTTCGTCTCCGTTGCAGAAGCCTGTGGTGCCCATGTAGAACCCGCACGCGGCCCCGATGCACTCGTCACGCATGGCCTCCGCCCCACGGCGGTAGGCCTCGTCGCGTCGGGCCTGCGCTTCGGTCATGCGACGAGCCAGCAATCCACGCTCGTATGCGTTTTCATCGAGCAGTTCCCGCAGCCGCTCCACCTCGGCGCGCGCTTCGTCGCGCTCGCGCACGGCCTTGGTCTCGCGGTCCACCCAGCGCGCCACCTCGTGCTGCGAGAGGCGGTGCTGCTCGACGGCCATGTCGCGCTCCTTGGTGACCTTCTCCAGGCGCTCCAAGAAGAGCATCACGTCGTGGCTGGCGGAGGTGGGGGCGGAGCGGTGGTAGAAGCGCCAGTGTTCGGCGCGCTTCTCAAAGATCTCGTCCTCGGTCATCTTGGGTGGCTCCTGAAGAGGCGAAGCCCCGCTGCAGCGGTAGCACTTCCAGTCGGGTGTCCAGTTGCGGGTTTTCTGGCCTTTGTAGCCGCAGGCGCAGCGCAGGACGCGGGTCTCGCGTATGAGGCATCCGCAGCTCTTGATGAGGCCTTGGCGGAGGCCGATGCCGGAGGCGACACGTTCGCCACCACACTCACAGCGGCAGATCCAGTTGGCGCCCTTGTGGTAGGCGTTCTCCGGGTTGCGGCGGACGACGGTGAGGCGTCCGTAGCGGTTGCCGGTCTCGTCGATGATGCGGCCCATCAGCGTGGAATCCCAAGCGGGGCGGGCGCGACGTTGTCCGGGTAGGTATCCTTGAGCGCCTTGCTCAAGGGCTCGTGGTTTTCCAGCATGCGGCGCACGATCTCGGCCCTGGACTCCGCAGTGGAGCGCCACTCTTTGAGCCAGTCTTGCAGTTCTTCGTCCAAAAGATCTGGGCGCAGCATCTGAGCCACGCGCTGCTTGCGGGACTCGGCCATCCACATGCCGACCTTGGACTTGCGCTTGAGCTTCATGGCGCAGCCTCCAGTGCGGCCACGAGGGCCTCCGCCTGTGTCGACCCATAGAACGAGGGAACGTGCACGAGATCGCGCTGTTCTTTGAAGAATGAGATCGGGACGGACCACCTCTTCGTCTCGTCCGGCGTGTAGGCGCTGAAGCAGACGGAGATCCGGCACGCGTTCCATGCCTCCTGCACCAGCGCGAGAAGGCATCCGAGCGTCGCGGGGTCTTCGAGGTCCGGGCGCCAGTCCGCGTCGTTCTTGCTCGGCGTATCCATTGAGCCCGCGTTCTTGGACTCAAGGATGAACGCTTCGTCGTTGAACCCGAGCGTACAGTAGCGGGCGGCGGCCTTGCGGCCATGGCCGAACGTGGCGCGATGCGGGTTGACGATCCGCATCCCCGGCATCCATCGCCAGTGCTTGCAGGCCACCGCGCGGCGGCCAAGGTCTTCGAGGCTCATGGCTTGCCACCGAAGGTGTGGCACTCGTTGCAGATGTACTCTTCGCCGTCGGGGTTATCGGACGGCTGCCATCCCTTGGGGGTAGCGGAGTCCATGGGTACGAGTGTGCTCTTGTGGCACGAGTCGCAGGTGTACTCGTCCATCTCTTCGTCGTGCGCCATGGCAGCGTCCGCAGCGGCGCGCATCTGTTCGACGGTGGCGACGGGCTTGGGCGCCTCGGGACGGATCTGGACGTAGCCATCCGAGTGGATGCGCATGCGCTCGACGCCGAGGTTCCAAGCGGGGGCGACTGTGCCGATGCCGATGGATGTGCCAGCCTGTGCCTTCTGTTCCTTCTCGGCACGCTCGGCCATCTCGCACAGGAAAGCGTTGGTCTCGAAGGCGACGTCGACAGCCTTCCAAGGCTTCCCCTCACGAGCCAGCTCGATGAGCCCCATCATCAGGTAGTGGAACCGGCCGATGGCCCAAGGCTCCTCCAGCTCCCGGCACAGCGTCTTCACGATGGACGCCAGGTGGTCCACGTCTTTGGTCTTCATGCGATTACCTCCGCCAAGTGTCATACTCTTTTTCCCACCAGGCTACAACCAAGAAGAGCAAACAAAATGCATCCGTGATGTCGAATCTGACTTCCAATCATACGCGTGATAGGCGTATGGGGACTGAGGGGCACTTCTCCAATGTCGCGTTCGATTCGCTCTGGAGACGCGCGCAGCGCAAGCGCAAGAGCGCATCGACGCACGGAGCGAGCGCAGACGAGCGAGTGCGAGAGACCCGGCGCCTGGGATCGAGACCCGGACGCCTGGAGATGGAAATTTTTTGGGGGGTGTCCCCCCTACCCCCCGGGCGCTCAGTAGTGCAGACCGGGGTATGACGCGATAACGATCCCGAATGACCCAACGCGTTAGACACAGTGTCGAGTGATGTGTGCGACGATCCTACATGGGCGCGTGAAGTGTAGGCATCGGCGCGAATGATGCCCAAAACGACCATCGCCTATGACGGCACAACGTGACACACACGCGGCACGCGACGGCACGCCGAACCCCCTAGTGCGACCGACACTGAGAGGCGCGCGGGACTGAGTCGACGTTGACCTAGGCGTGTCAGGATTGACCCATCGAACGTGACGCGGGAAAACGCTGGGAACTAACCACGTGACGAGCACTTAGACCGGGTACGTTTTGACCGCTACGCGCGTTCAGTGTGCCGCGAGCGATTCGAGGAAACGCAGAGGATTCCCATGTGCTAAGGAACTCGTGAGCACTTGGCACAAGTGTCGCATAGGGCATAGTGCGCCGCGATGGCGCTACTAACCACGGAGGCCTCATGGGCTTTCAACCCGTCGAAAAGCGGAGCGGCCTACACATTGCCGTTGCCGCTGAGTCTTCAAACAGGAAGACCGGTAACGTCCCGACCGTTTGGTTGCGTAACCTCGACGATGCGCGTGCATCGTGCCAGGGGTGCAAGCAATACGATGACGGTACGTGCTACGCGCACGGAGGAACGCCGGTCATCGGCCAAACCTCCGTCACGCGTACCGCGGCGCGCGCCAAATCCTGGCGCCGGTATCACGTGCGCCGCGCATTGGCCGACCGACACCACGCCGCGCGCATGATTAGGTTCACGGCGATTGGCGACGCAGCGCGTTGTGACCGCGGCGAGGTCAAAGAGGCCATGCGAGAAGCCAAGCGCGCCGGGCTCTCAATCGTGGGGTATACCCACTTTTGGGAGACCGACGGCAAATGGTTGCGCGGTCGCCTAATGGCCAGCTGCGATGACGCCGAGCATGCACGCAAGGCGAACGCAGCGGGATGGCGTGCGACCATCGTCGTGCCTGCCGGTACCACCGGCACAATGCGCAACGGCGACGGTAGCGTTTTCGCCGTCGAGTGTCCCGCCATTGCCGCAGAGCGCATGGGCAAAAAGTACACGTGCAACGAATGCGCGTCTACGCGCCGCGGCGCGCTTTGCGACGCGTCTAAGCCCGGACCCAATGTGTATTTCGCGGACCACGGACCCGTCGAACGCGAGCGTAAGCGTCGCCTTACCGTCATCGCCTGACCGGCACCGGGGACCACGGTCCCCTGTCGCCGATAGCCTACGCCGCCGCGTGGGTTATCGGGGGCATTATGCTCCGGAAAGGCTGGCCATCATGGCACTCGTTACCCTGCCCGCCGTCAACGGCGGCACGCTCCGTCAATTCGTGCGCGATTTCGCGCTGTCCTTCTCATTCTGCACGGCTCTTGCCGCGGTCCTTACCGCGCTCTTTTGGGGGCTGTGATGTCGCCGTCGAAGTTCAAAGCTCCCCGTTCTTACATCGTCAAAACCCGCACCGGCTTTTCGGCCAGGTGCTACGCCCTGCGCGCCGATGATTCGAACGCGCTGGGTCACCTGCTCGACGAATCGCACCACCGCACCATTGCCGCGGCCATCAAGTCCGCCAGGGCAATGCACCGCGCATATGGCGGTGAGCTCGATACCACCGGCTTTGACGCTTGACCCGCTCACCATAACGTGTCAGCGTCTCATTCCCGCGCCGCGTGGCGCTAACGGAGGAACCATGTTTCACCCCGACGGCTGGGACCTGCGTCCCGAACCCTTCGACGCCGCCGACGTCGACCGCCTCGTCTCCGATGACGATCTACCGGACTACGTCCTCGCATGCTTGGACGAGTATTCCCCCTCGGAATTGCTCGACGCAAAGCGCGACGTCCTCGCCGCTCGCCTGCAGGCTGAGCGCGACGAGGCCCGCAACGACTCCAGACGCTCCCGCTGGGGTGATGACTGATGCAATTCGTCATCGGCTGCGCCTTGCTCGCCCTCATGGGTGAGCCGGGCGCCGCTCTTCAACTCCTCCTCGGGGGCGCGTTCTTCGCGCTCTTCACGCCCTGGCCCTGGCTCGCCCTGGCCGCTCTGCTCACCACGAAAGACACCCGACCATGACCACCGAGACCACCGAGACCACCGAGACCATGACCCCCGCGGCTGCTCGCGCTGCCACGTTTGACAGCGTCGCCGCCGCTATTCGCGCCCTCGACGCGTCCGCGTCGACCGTCGGCTTCGTCTACAAGCCCGACCTCCCCGGCGCCCACAGCCTGGCCGCCTCCGCCCTGCTGCACCTGCTGTTCAGCGTCGACCACGATCGCGCCCTCGCGTTCTTCAAGGAATTCCGGGGCGACTCGTGAGCCGCTCCGACAACTGGCAAGGCGAGCCGCGCGACCTCGACGAGTGGCTCGCGCTCGAAGAAGAACGCGTGCTCGCCCTCCTCGGCCGCGAGGTCATGCGCCTGCACGGCCACATCGACACCCGAGGTCAACACCTGATGGCCGTCGTCGACGCAATCCGCTTCGTGCGCGACGCGCCATTCGGGCCACGCGCTACCATGCGCAGCCTGGCAACGGGCCTGCGCTGGGAGGTCGACCGCCTCACGCCTGCAGGCCACTCCCCTGAACTCTCCGACGTCCGGATCTTTCTCGGGCACGTCGAGCGCATCCTTGACTGGACCGCCACCGGATGACCCTGCCGACCACCCACCAGCGCACGCCGGCCACGACGTCGGCGCTGCGCGAGGTCGAGGCGAACCTGTCCTCGGCCCTTGCCGCCCTCGACCGCCGCCTCACGGCGCTCGAAACGCGCCTATCTGCCATGGCCCTCGGCGCCTCGTGCCACCCCGAATGGGTGGCGCCTGGCGCCGGGCCCGTGGCCCAAGCCCGCCGGGCCCTAGTCGTCGAGACCGTCGTCGCCGCCTCCGGCAAGGCCGGCATGACGCTCGTCGAGCTCGCCGCCTACCTGCACATCCCGAAGCAACGCCTCGACACCCTGCGCGACGATCTCGCGTACCTCGTCGAGGCCGAGCGCCTCGTCCGCATGAACCGCAACCCCCGTTGGAGAACCCGCAATGCCACGTAAGACCACCGCCCCCGAGACCGCCCCGACCATCGACGAAGATAGCCCGAACCTCCGGATCTGGACCCGCGTCCAGACCACGGACCCAAACTGGACCAAGGGCTTTAGCCGTGGCGGCGGGTTCAAGGGCACCGCCGTCAATCACGTCTACCAGTCCAAGCGGGCCACCGAGATCTTCGGCCCGAAGGGCATCGGCTGGGGCAGCGTCATCCTCGACGAACGCTATGCCGACGGAGCACCCATCGTCCATGCGACGCATGGCGTCGTAGGGCGCGAGTGTATCCACGTCCTCCGCATCGAACTCTGGTACGTGCTCGACGGCCAGCGCGGGAGCATCACCGCCTACGGGCAGACGACCTTCGTCGGGTCCAATAAGCATGGGTATTTCACCGACGAAGAGGCGCCCAAGAAGAGCCTCACGGACGCGGAGAGCAAGGCCCTTTCCGCCCTCGGCTTCAGCGCAGATGTCCACATGGGATTGTTTGACGATGTCAAATACGTCAACGACCTGTCCGCCAAGGTGGCCGAGGCCGACAAGCCCAAGGGCCCGAGCCTCGCCGACCTCAAGGCCGAGGTCGCTGCTGCCACCACGCTCGACGCCCTTCGCGCCGTTGGCCTCAAGGCCTCTGCCCTGAACGAGGCCGACCGTGCTGCGCTCAAGGTCGACTACACCGCACGAGCCGAGGCGCTCAAGGCTGCGTCGTGACCGCCGAGCGTATCCACGGCCGCGAGCCCCGCGGCAACATGGCCGGGCCCATCCGACTCCGCGACCTGCGGACGAAGGCTGGGCTCAGCCAGCGCACCCTCGCCGCACGCGTCGGCGTGTCGGCTGCCTACGTGGCCATGGTCGAGCGCGGCCTGGCCAAGGCCTCGCCGCAGTACGTAGCCGATGTGCTGCAGGCCCTCGACGTCAAGCGCCCGTACCGGGCCCGCATCTACTGGGCCTTCGAGATGATCCCGCCGTCCATCATTGAGCACCTGCGGGAAAACCGGGTGTTCTTCAATCAATGCTTCGACGCAGCCGAACCCTACGACGGCCCTCTCAAGTACAGGTATCACGATGAGCGAGACGATCCCGAAGACGACCCAACCGATGCCCATGCTCTCCGCCAGCCGGACGCACCTCGTGCTGACGTGCAACCTGGCAGCGAGACTCCCGTGGGAGGAACGTGAAGCCGGGCCCGCGGCCAAGGTCGGCACCCGCTTCCACGCCCTCGTGGAGAAGCCCATCCTGGCCCGGGAATGGGTGGCCCTCGACGAGCTCGACGCATCCTTCGAGCCGGCCCTCCGCACGACCCTCGCCTGGTTCTCCGAACAGGTGACCGACGGCGAGGAGATCCTGACCGAGCAAGCCTACGAGCTCAAGCCCCTCGGCGGCTACGTGCACGAGCCAGGCAAGCGCGAGCCGCACTGGCGGGACCGCATGGTCTCGACCCGCCTGCCTCGTGCCGACCATCGCAGCTACCCGCGCGGTGACTCCAGCTTCTTCGGCACCGCCGACGTCGTCATCCTCGGCAAGGGCGCGGCCCACGTCATCGACTGGAAGACCGGCCGCCGCAGCGACGAGCACCTCGCCCAGCTGAAGAGCCTTGCGCTCATGGTCGCCGAGGCCGAGCACGTGAACCACGTGAAGGCGAGCGCCGTCTACGTGAACATCGACACCGGCAAGCTCAAGGCCGAGAGCGTCATGCTCGACAGCTTTGACCTGCACGTCCACGCCGGACAGCTGGTGTCGCTCTTCCAAACCCGCGTCAACGCTGGCGCACTGCCGGACCCAGTACCCGGCAAGCAATGCTTCTTCTGCCCCGCTGTGGGGTGCCCTGAAAAGGTGCGGGCCTCGCGGTGAACCTATTTCTTCCCGAGCGTGACTGGGACTGCCCCTCTGGCAGCCCGTTTCAACAAGACCAGGACCACAACATGAGTGACGATACCCTCCGCCGCATCGAGCAGAAGCTCGACGAACTCCTCAAGATGATGAAGGCCATGCCCACCGGGACCACGACGTACTCCCAGAAGAGCGTCGATGACTCGGATCTCGATGGC